TACATGATATTTTATGGAAAACTGATTTAGACACTGATATTCATGATACTAGATTAACAATCAAAACAGGAAACGATCAATTTTCATATTGGATAACTGCAGATGATTTCAAGAAAATACAATCTGCGGCAGGCGATGTTTCTTCTATATCTATCAATATTGGACAACAAATTACAAATGAAACAAATAATGCCGCAATTTGGTTTAATAAATTAAAACATCATAATTTAGTTAAGAATCCAAATTTGATGATAGAATTATTAAATAACACAAAAAATAGATTTTTCAGTGGTATATTAGGATTGATTGCATATGATGTAAATCGTCCGGGAATTCCAATTGTAACAACATCAGCTGATTGGGCAATAATTGGATTATCACAAGGTATGTGGACATTTGGATTAAAATCAGTATACTCAAAATATGACTTCATACAACAACAATCATAAGGACATGAGTTGAAAACACAATTACTTTGCACATTTGCACATAGATCAGATTTAAACATAGTAACCGATTACATACAACAAAGTTATGTAATACCAGAACGCAGAATATTTGTATTTGCTAACGCGGAAGCTGCAGACAATTTATATTGTACATACAATGCTGATGCTACAACTCAAAGAGGTCAAAATACAATCAGCATTCACCGCAAAAAAGAAACTAATACATTGTATACAGTTAATGCACTTAATGAAATTATTCGTGCAGTGAACAATGGAGTATTAGATAAAACATATCAATTAGATTGGAGTAATTATCAGAACTCATTCATCCTAACTGATGATGCTGGTTTCCGAGTTATTGAATTAACGTTCTTTAAGAAATTTACTTGGAATTGATATGAAAAAATTAGAAAATATCTTAGCAGAGAATATGCGCCGGTTTAAAACTAAAAATCTAAATGAAGATTCTGACCAAAATAATAACGGATATCCAGACGGCACAGAAAATTCATCTCAAAAGCCAAACTTAACTGCTATGAGTGATCCGGAATTAAAAAAATACGGATTTATGGGAACTGATAGTCCAGATAAATTAAAAGGAAAATTAGTTACAAGTGCACATCTAGCTGGCGTAAATACTGTAGCATATTTCGATAATAGTAATTGGAACCTCCCGGAAGACCCATTTGATAGAAATAAAATCAAAGACAAAATTCATAATACGTTAGTAAAAATATTATCAAAATATACAGGTGGAAAACTTAAAAATATTTGGACTTCTGATAATGCTGATTTACCACCTAACATAACCGCATTAGCACTACAAGGCGGCACTATGCCAAATATCACAATAGATAACGGAACTGTGCGTACAAAATACATGGATACTTCTTTAAAAGATAAAGGATATTTTAAAGGTAAACTCGATCGAAAGGTTATTGGTACTTATGATGGCAAACCATTTGAATTAGAAACTGTTGACGGACTAACACTGATTTATATTAATGGTAAATTAATTGATGATGAAGATAACAAATATCAAGAAATTTTAAATGCTGTTATTGATCGAGGCTATGAATTACAAGACAAGATGTTGATGAAGAAGGATTATGGTATAAATCTTAATTAAATTAAAGTAATTAATATTTATTAAAGTAAAAGGATTGTAATGATTAGATTAAAAAACTTACTTGCAGAAAACGAAGAATCTGATAAACGATTTGCAGAATACATATATAAAAGTTATTTAGAAGACTCACCCCAGACATTTTCAGCAGCTGGTGTTGCATATGCAATTATGATGGATACGGATTCTAAAGTCAATCCTTTTTATATTAAAAGAATTATGAAACAATATTATAACATGAATTTAAAATAAAAACAAAAAACTTAACTAATTACTTTGATTTACCCCATTAATTATCTATATTATAATTAATAATTTATATTTTTATTTACTTAATTAACAAAGGAGCACTTATGGCACTTAACCTCGACGCTATCAAAGCGAAGTTGAATCAGTTAAACAAATCTGATGACAAAAAACAAAATTTGTGGAAACCTGAAGCAGGCAAAACGCGAGTAAGAATTGTACCTTACGTTCATCGCAAAGACAATCCATTTTTAGAACTTTATTTCCATTATGATATCGGTAAGAGATCCATGTTATCTCCGATCACATTTGGTAATGCAGATCCAATTGTAGAGTTTGCTGACAAACTTAAGAAAACAGGCGACAAAGACGAATGGCTAATGGGTCGCAAAATTGAACCGAAAATGAGAACTTATGTTCCTGTAATCGTTCGAGGTAAAGAATCTGAAGGAGTTAAATTCTGGGGATTCGGTAAACAAATCTACACTGAGCTTTTATCAATTATCTCTGATGCAGATTATGGTGATATTACAGACTTAATGAATGGTCGTGATATTGACGTAGAATTTACACCAGCTGAAGGCGGAGCTTTCCCTAAAACAGCAATCCGTGTTAAACCAAATACACAACCTGCAACTGAAGATAAAGCAATTGCAGAGAAAATTATGAATCAACCAGTAATCACTGATTTGTTCCCTGAGCCAACTTATGAAGAACTTGAAAATGCTCTTAAAGAATGGATGAATCCAGAGAATGCAGATTCAGATGTTGAAGAAGAAGAAGCTTCAGCACCAGCAGCACCCGAAAAAGCTTCAAAACCAATTGCAGGTAAAGTTGAAGATGTTGCATCAGCATTTAATGCTTGATTTAGCAATTTCAAACCGTCCATATGGCGGCTTTCCTGTGGGACGGATTACTGAAATTACCGGATTAGAAGCATCTGGTAAATCATTATTAGCAGCACATACATTAGCAGAAACACAAAAGAAAGGTGGATTAGCTGTTTATATTGATACAGAGTCTGCTACGAGTTCTGAATTTCTTACAGCAATTGGTGTTGATTTAAAAACAATGCTATATGTTCCATTAGAAACAATTGAAGAAATCTTTGAAACGATCGAAACAATTGTAGAAGGAGTTCGTAAATCAGATAAAGATCGTTTAGTGACAATCGTAGTAGACTCAATTATGGGTGCATCTACAAAAATTGAAATGTCAGCTGAATATGATAAAGATGGTTATGCAACATCAAAATCAATCATCTTATCAAAGGCAATGCGTAAAGTAACCAATTGGATTGCACGTGAACGTATTTGTCTTATCTTTACAAATCAGTTACGTACTAAATTAGGCGTATCATTCGGAGACCAATGGACAACAGCAGGCGGTAAGGCAATTCCATTTCACGCATCAGTTCGTCTTCGTCTTAAGAATACAGGAATGATCAAAGCCAAAGTTAATGGTGTAGAACAAGTTGTAGGTAGCAAAACAAATGTGCAGGTAGTTAAGAATCGTATGGGTCCGCCGCATCGCAAAGTAGATTATGAAATTTACTATGATAGTGGTATCGACAATTACGGCGGTTGGTTATCAATCATGAAGAATTTTGATTTAGTTAAACAATCAGGTGCGTGGTATACTTTAGAAGATATTGATCACGAAACTGGTGAAACGTTTGGCGAATTAAAATTCCAAAGTAAAGATTTTGTTGATAAGGTTATTAATAACCCGGAAGCAAAAGATAGGTTATATAAAAGAATCTGCGATGCTTACATATTCAAATATCAAGCCGGAATTGATGGCGGAATCGATGATGTAATAATCACAGACGAGTTCATTGATGAAGAAGGATAATGAATAAGTATCAAAGATTATTTAAAGAGTTACAACAAGAAAGAACTTCAAGCCCGTCGGATGTAAATGATCATCTCATGGTATTCGACGGCTTGAATACTTTTATTCGTAGTTTCGGAGCCACACCTGCATATAATGAAGATGGCGACCATATTGGTGGTATTACTGGATTTTTATATTCAGTTGGTAAAACTGTAAGAGATTTCAAACCTACTCGTTGTATTATCGTATTTGATGGCAGGGGAGGCTCTGCAAAACGAAAAAAGATTTATGGCGATTATAAAGCAAATAGAGCTAATAAAACTAAACTGCGACGTCATGATCATCACGATTCGACAATTGAAGACGAACAAGAATCGATGCGACATCAATTTAGTCGATTAGTTTCTTATTTAGATTGCCTCCCGGTTACATTCATGGCAATGGATGGAATTGAGGCAGACGATGCAATTGCATATATTGCACAAATGTATCAAGAAACATGTAAGAAAATTACAATTGTTTCAACGGATAGAGATTTTTATCAATTAGTAGACCATAGAATTCAAGTATGGTCTCCTATTAAAAAGAAAATGTATGATCAACAAGCAGTTATAGACGAGTTCGGCGTTCATCCTAATAACATGGTTATTTACCGATCATTTACAGGCGATGCATCTGATAATATTCCAGGAGTGCATGGTATCGGCCCTAAGACTATTTTAAAATTGATTCCCGAATTAGCAAAACGTGAAGAATTTACAGTTGAAGCATTGTTTGAAAAAAGCAAAGACAATTTAAAGGAATCAAAATCATATCAAAAGATACTTGATAATTCTCAAATAATTGAACAAAATTATCAATTAATGAATATCAAACTTTTAGATATCCCAGCAAATACTGCTAGCAAGATTAGAGGTATCATGGAACAACCAGTATCGGGGTTAGATAGGTCAGAATTTCAACGCTTATTCTATGAAGATAAGATGTGGGCTATCATGAAAAACTTACCAGAATGGCTAAACAATACTTGGTTGTCTTTAGCAGCTTTTGCAAAACAAACACAAAAATAATTTGATTTTAACATCATTTTTATTATAATCATTATATGACAGACAAACTAAGTGAATACGGATATGGCTTTCAAGTTAAAGTCTTGGCGGCAATGTTCACGGATAGATTATTCTTACAACAAATTGCAGATATCATTCAGTCCGATTATTTCGAATCGGATGCAAATAGTTGGTTATTGGATGTTATATTGACACATTTTAGAGAATATAAATGTCCACCTTCAAAAGATGTACTTAAAGTAAAAGTTACAGAAGTTGATAATGATATTTTAAAAACAGCAATTTTAGAACAATTGAAAGAAGTATTTCGATTCATGGAATCAGATGATCTTACTTTTGTTAAAGATGAAATTTTAAAGTTTTGTAAGAATCAAGAAATCAAACGAGCAATTATGGATTCAGTTAACCTTTTAAAGATGGGTAACTATGATGAAATAAAAAGCAAAATTGATGGCGCTATGAAAGCTGGAGCTGATACTAATATTGGATTAGAATATAAAGCAAATATTTCAGCTCGTTATGCAGAAGCATCTCGGCATACAATTACAACGGGTTGGGATGTTATTGATGATTTAATGGATGGCGGATTAGCCCCTGGCGAGTTAGGAGTAGTGATGGCACCCGCAGGTATTGGTAAATCTTGGATGCTTATCAATATTGGCGCAAATGCAGTGAAAGCTGGTCATACCGTTATACATTATACATTGGAACTTAATGAAAATTATGTAGGACAACGTTATGATTCGGTACTAACTGGTATTAATGCACAAACGTTGAAACACCATCAAGATACTGTTGAAGAAAAAATGAAATCATTGCGCGGTGATTTGATTGTAAAGTATTTTCCAACTAAGTCAGTAGGAGTGATGGGGTTAAAAGCCCATTTGGAAAAAACAATCATGTTAGGTAACACGCCAGCATTAGTAATTGTAGATTATGGTGACTTGTTAAAGATTAATGCAAAAAAGGACAAACATGAAGCTTTAGAGGAGTTATACGAAGAGTTACGCGGTATGGCAGGGGAATATAATATTCCTGTATGGACTGCATCACAAGCAGGGAGAAGCGCTTTAGAAGATGATATTATCGAGGCAGATAAAATTGCATCATCATATGGAAAAGTAATGGTTGCTGATTTCTTAATGTCACTTTCTAGAAAAGTAGAAGATAAGATGTCTGGAACTGGTAGAGGTCACGTGATTAAGAATCGTTTCGGCCCAGATGGTATTACATTGCCGAGTAAAATCAATACTAATAATGGGCAATTTCAATTCTTTGAACCGCAAACAACTCAAGGAAAACAAACCACACAAGTTATGAAAACTGGTGAGAATATTGTAAAGAAAAATTTAGCTCAAAAGTTTAAAGATCTGGGTGGAACTTTAGGATAAAATCATATTTATATTAAATAGGCTAGGATGAAATATTCCTGCCTTTTTTTATCTAAAAAAATTAAGTTATTTATAAAATTAAGGAGAATTAATGTCTAAACTTTTTGAGAATCGCGTTCCATTTAAACCATTTGAGTTTCCAGTATATTACAATGATGGGTGGCTATTACAAATGCAGGCATTTTGGTTACATACAGAAATTCCAATGCAAGGAGATATTAAAGATTGGAATGAAAATCTAAGCCCAGCAGAAAAGAATTTAGTTGGAAACATCTTGTTAGGTTTTGCACAAACAGAATGTGCTGTATCTGATTACTGGACCAGTATGGTTACTAAATGGTTTCCGAAACATGAAATCAAACAAATGGCCATGGCCTTTGGATCGCAAGAAACAATACACGCAACTGCATATTCATATCTCAACGAAACATTAGGTTTAGAAGATTTTGCAGCATTCTTACATGAACCAGCAATTGCTGAAAAGTTTGAATTCTTAACTTCAACATCTGCAGAATATACATATGAAGATTTAGCAACTAATCCAAAAGCACGCGAAGAAGTAGCTCGTTCATTAGCAATTTTTTCAGCATTTGCTGAAGGAGTATCACTTTATTCATCATTTGCTGTTTTATATTCTTTTCAAATGCGCAACATGTTAAAAGGAATTGGTCAACAAATGAAATGGTCAGTGCGTGATGAATCATTACATTCTAAAATGGGTTGTCAATTATTTCGACACATGTGCGATGAATATCCTGAATTAAAAGATGCTGTTCAATCTCAAGTAGAAGAAGCTGCACATTTAATGGTTGCAATGGAAGAAAATTTCATTGACAAAATGTTCGAACAAGGAGACTTAGAAAATCTAAAGAAAAAAGATTTGAAAAATTTCATTCGCAAAAGGGCCAATGAAAAATTACGCGAATTGGGTTATGAATCTATCTTTTCATATGATGTAAAATCTGCAGAACAGTTAGATTGGTTTTATCATTTAACGGGTGGTCATACCCATACTGATTTCTTTGCAGTACGTCCAACAGATTATAGCAAAGCAAACGAAGGTGAAGATTGGTCAGATTTATGGTAACGAAAAAAGAAAAAACAATGAAAAATTACGCAGAAGAATTGGGTTGGGAATTAGGAGTTGATTTTCCGGAATGGGGTAATACCGAAATATATGTAAAAACAATTTCAAAAGGATATTTGTTAGCAGGCGAAAAACCAAAAGATGCATACTGGCGCGTTGCAACTGCAGTTGCCCGCCGATTAGATAAACCACAATTAGCATCCAAGTTTTTTGATTACATATGGAGAGGTTGGTTAAACTTAGCAACACCAGTTCTTTCAAATACAGGTACAGATCGAGGTTTACCAATTTCGTGTTTTGGCATCGATGTTGCAGATTCAATTCAAGATATTGGTGGTAAAAATTTAGAGATGATGCTTCTTGCTAAACATGGAGGAGGCGTCGGTATCGGAATGAACATGATTCGTCCTGCAGGTAGCAAAATTTCACAAAATGGTACATCAGATGGAGTAGTTCCATTTGCAAAAATTTATGATTCTACTATTTTAGCAACAAATCAAGGATCGGTACGTAGAGGAGCTGCATCAGTTAACTTAAATATAGATCATCCAGACTTCGAAGATTGGTTGGAAATACGTGAACCAAAAGGCGATGTGAATCGTCAATGTTTGAATATGCACCAATGTGTGGTTGTATCAGACAAATTTATGCGTAAATTAGAAGAAGGTGAACCTGAAGCACGTAGAAAATGGGGTAAAGTACTTCAAAAGCGTAAAGCGACAGGCGAACCTTATATCATGTTTAAAGGCAACGTAAATAAACAGAATCCAGATGCATATAAAACAAATGGATTAAAAGTATTCATGACAAATATTTGCTCTGAAATTACTTTGCATACTGACGAATCACATTCATTTGTATGTTGTCTATCATCATTAAACTTAGCAAAATATGATGAATGGAAAGATACTGACTTAGTATACACAGCAACCTGGTTTTTAGATGGCGTACTAGAAGAATTTATACAACGGGCCAAGAATATGCGAGGCTTTGAAAACTCTGTTAGAAGTGCGGAAAAGGGTCGTGCTTTAGGTTTGGGAGTTTTAGGATGGCATACATATTTGCAACAAAAAGGAATGGCGTTCGAAGGATTGCCGGCACAATTTGAAACACGTAAAATCTTCAGTCAAATTAAAATTGAATCTGAAAGAGCAAGTCGAGACATGGCAAATGAATACGGCGAACCATTATGGTGTGCTGGCACTGGTATGCGTAACACTCACTTAAGAGCAATAGCACCTACAGTATCAAATTCAAAATTATCAGGCAATGTTTCTGCAGGAATTGAACCATGGGCAGCAAATGTATTTACAGAACAAACTGCAAAAGGTACATTTATTCGTAAGAATCGAGAATTAGAAAAAGCTCTTCGTAAGATTAGCATCAATACAAAAGAGACTTGGGATAAAATTTTAGAAGATGGCGGCTCTGTACAAGGTCTTGATGAATTAGATAATTGGGGTTTTGTTGCCGGCAAATTGATGCATCGAGATGAAATGCCAGAAACAGCTTTCCAAAACAAAGAAATTGATTGGGCAAAAGATGTATTCAAAACATTTAAAGAAATCAATCAATTGGAACTTGTTAAACAAGCAGGTATACGTCAACAATATGTAGATCAGTCAGTTAGTTTGAATTTAGCATTTCCATCTGAAGTTTCTCCGAAATGGATCAACCAAATTCATATTGAAGCTTGGAAACAAGGAATCAAGACACTTTATTATATGCGCACTGAATCAGTATTGCGCGGTGATATTGCAGCACGTGCAATGGATCCTGATTGCGTAAGTTGTGATGGATAGGTTGGAAATACCAAATAAATTTACTATTATAGTATTGAAAGAAGTTATAACATGACAAAGAAACAACGACAAAATTTAGAATTAGTAAAATCAGGTTTTGCTAATGGTATTTCTACGCAATTAGCTAATAAACAAGCTATTGAAGGTCCTGATGCTCGATTGACTGACGATGAGAAGCAGCATATTATTAAAATGGCAGCATTCTATTATGGTGAATTTCTTAAAGCATTAGGAGTAGATTGGGAAAATGATCCGAATTCAGATAATACACCTAAACGAGTAGCAAAGGCATATGTTAATGACTTATGGAAAGGTCGTTATGAGCCAATGTCTGATATTACCTCATTTCCAAGTGATGGTTATGATGGTATTGTGTTTGAAGGCGGCATTCCATTAACAAGTATGTGTAGTCATCATCACCAAACTATTGAAGGTTTAGTTCATATTGCTTATATTCCAGCAGAGAATGGCAATGTTGTAGGTTTAAGTAAATTGAATCGAGTAGTAGAACATTTTGGTAGACGCGGTGCAATTCAAGAACAATTGACAGTAGCAATTCAACACGCAGTTGATGAACTTATTACAGATAACAAAGGCGTTGCTGTAATGATTGAAGCAACTCATAATTGTGTATCATGTAGAGGTGTTAAGCATCGTGGTGCATCAATGAAAACAGCAAAACTTACAGGAGCATTTTTAGAAGATGGTAATGCTCGTTCAGAATTTTATCAATTTGTGAAAGGTTACACTCATGGCTAAAAGATACATTTCAACAAAAGTATTTGATAACTATTCAGTGGCAATTCGTCAATGGAAAGCATCTCACTCACATTGTGAACTGTTACATGGTTATGCATTAA